GCCGAGGCGTGGTTGGCGGGGTTGGGTGATGGATCAGATTCGTAGGGCGGCGTCGATCATCTACCTGGAGCGGGTGCGGCGGGAACTGGCCCGGCGCAAGTTTATGGCGTTCTGCAGATGGATGCGTCCGGATTGGGATTGGGTCGATCATCACAGCCTGATTGCTGATCTGCTGGATCTGCTGCGGCGGGGTGATGTGACGCGGTTGGATGTGAATATGCCGCCGCGCCATTCTAAAAGTGAGATGTGCAGCATTTTGTATCCTGCCTGGTGGTTGGGTCATAACCCGGATAAGCAGATCATTCATGTGAGCCATTCGGCCAGTTTGACCAATGAGTTTTCGCGCAAGGTGCGGGGGATGATCCGCGATGATGAGCGTTACAAGATGTTGTTTCCTGGGGTGGCGCTGGATTCGGAGCGGGCGCGGATTGACGATTGGAAGACGACGGAGGGTGGAGGGTTTAAGTCTGTCGGCGTGCAGGGTGGCATCACCGGTCACGGAGCGGATCTGCTGATTATTGATGATCCGGTCAAAGAGGGTGATGAGCAGAGCGTGACTGCGCTGAATGCGATCTTTGATTGGTATCTGAGCGCGGCGCGTACTCGTCTGTCGCCTGGGGCGGCGGTGCTGCTGGTCATGACGCGCTGGAGTCCGCTGGATCTGGCGGGACGGCTGCTGGATCTGGCGGATAAGGACCTGGATGCGGACCAATGGATTTCGCTGGTGCTGCCTGCGCTGGCCGAGGCTAATGATCCGCTGGGGCGTGAGTTGGGGGCGGCGTTGTGGCCTGACCGGTATTCCGAGGTTGAGTTGAGGGCGATTCAACGGCTGTCTGAGCGGTATTTTGCGGCGTTGTTCCAGCAGCGTCCGACTGTTTCCGAGCAGCCGATGTTTAGAAAAGAGGACTTTCGACGGTTTCCGGGTTTGCGTTATCGACCTGCGGAGAGTGACAGCGAACGGGTGTGGGCGGTGGATCTGGCGGCCAGTGAAAAGACGCGGGCGGATTATACGGTGTTTGTGCGCGGTCATCGTCGGGGTAGCAAGCTGCGGGTGCTGGAAGTGCGGCGCTTCCGGGCGGAGTGGCCTGAGGCGAAGAAGGCTTTGAAGAACCTGATCCTGGAATTTCCAGAGGACCGGTTTGCCCTGCCGAAGCACAATCTGGAACTGCTGGCGCTGCAGGAGTTATGGCGCGAGATCCCGGACATGATGCACCGGGTGGAGCAAGTTGACCTGCCGGGTGATAAGGTGGAGCGGGCGCAGGTGGCCAGCGATGTATGTCGAGCGGGGCTGCTGGAAGTGGTGGTTGGTGATGAGGGTGATTACTTTGTTGACGAGCATGTGCTGTTCCCGGACGGGGGTCAGCATGATGACTGCGTGGATGCGTCTTCGATCCTGACCCATTACTTTGGTTTTAAGCAGGTGTTTGATGCGGTGTTTAGTGTCGGTAAAGTGCCTGAGCGGTTTGAGGATCTGGTGGGCGAGGTGTTGGCGGCGGTAGGAGGTTTTTGATGAAGGTTGGTGATGATTCAGGAGGAATCATGAAAACGATGGCATTGGTACGTTTTGTTTTGTTCTGGGTGTTGGTCTGGACGCCGTTTTTGAAGCATGGCAGCTATGATGATCCAGTGGCAGTTGGGTATCGAGGCTGGTGGAATCTGGGTGGTATGTGTCTGGCGTTTGAACGGGAAGACGGCAGCCGACAGTATCGTTGGTGAGGTGTTGGCTGCGGTAGGAGGTTTTTGATGAAGGTTGTCGAACGATTACGGGAGTGGGTGGGTCTGGCGCGGGTGAAGGAACCGCGGCGGCTGGTGGGTCAGGCGTTCTCGCTGTCGGAGCGGGCGCATCCGATCCAGGCGCTGGAGGCGGCGAATTATCTGTATGTGCCGCATCCTGATCTGATCCCGCTGATGATCTCATATGCGCTGAATGAGTGGGTGTACAGCGCGATCACGAAGTTATCCGAGACGGCGGCCAGTGCTGAACTGCGGGTGGTGTCGAAAGGTGACATGACGAATGAGTCTGAGGATCATGGCATTTTGAAGCTGCTGGGCAAGTATGGCAAGCCGAGCGCGGATGTGGACAGCTTTGAGTTTCTGGAAGGTCATTTTGTCAACCTGGACCTGACGGGTAATTCGTTCTGGTGGTGGGGCGCCGGGGCGGATGGGCTGCCGGGCGAAGTGCATTTACTGGATCCCAGCAAGGTTGAAATTGTACCAGGCGCTGGGCGGACGGTGGGCAAGTATATCTACCGGGATTATGGCTGGGAACTGCCCTTGATGCCTGATGAGGTGACACATTTTAAACGATTTAATCCCTACTCGCGTTATTGGGGTCTGTCGGCAGTGCAGGCGATCAGTATTACGGTGGCGGCAGATACTTTTATGGCACGCTGGAATCGGGATTTCTTTGGTGAGGATGTGGCGCTGCCTGCGGGTATCCTGGCGATCCCGACGGGCACGAGCGAAGTGGAGCGTGACCGGATTGAGCGCGAGTTGAACGCCAAACATGCGGGCACACGGCGGACGATGGTGGCGCGGGTGGATGCGGGCGGCACGGCGTGGTTTGATGCTGGTCTGAAGCCGCGTGACATGGATTTTGAGAGTGGGCGTATCCTGAGCAGGCGCAGTGTTTATGAGGCGCTGAACCTGCCGCTGGGGATCATGAGTGAAGCGTCAACAGAAGCGCACGCAATTGTGAGTCAGCGACAATTTTTTGAGAGCGTAGAGCTGCGGCATATCCGCACGGAGCGGAAGCTGAACAGCGATGGAATGGATCTGTGGCCTGCGGTGGCACGCTGGGCGGTGAAGTTTGAGGACATCAAGATGCGGGCCACGGACTGGCGGCGTGAATCGCTCAAGCTGAATACGCTGGGCAAGTTCATGACGGTGGATGAAATTCGAGCGCAGTATCTGAATCTAGGGCCAAGGCCGAAGGAGGACATGCAGAATGGCAACGATGGCGCGTTACAAGGCACGCAGGCGGTTGTTGGAGGAGCGTCTGGCGCACCAAGAGATGGCGGAGGTGGTGGCGAAGCAGCAGGAGGTAATTGATTCGCTGGTGGGTTTATTGGAGGGGGTCGGTATCTCGGTGGAGATCACTGACAACTGGCAGGTGGTTATGAGTCCGTCGGGCAAGTTCCCGGAGTTATTGGGTGGGGAGGTAGAGGGTGAGCCAGTTGGTGAGGATGAGCCAGACCCCAAGCCTGCGCGCGGTTGGCGCAAATAAGATTGAGGGGATTATTGTTCCTTTCCGGTCAGTTGATAAATTTGGCAACTGGTGGGATAAGGATACAGACTTTGATCTGACGGTGCTGCGTTCGCGTCCGGTGTTCTGGGCTCACCGGAGAAAGGATGCATTCTGGGAGCGGGCCGGGGTGCTGCTGGATGAGTCGTTTGACTTTTTCCGTGAAGGCTTGTTTGCGCGGGCGGAGTTATTTGATAACGAGGTCGGGTCGCATTTTATGCAGCATGTCCAGGCAAATAATGCGGCCTGGTCAACGGGCACGATTCCAACCTGGTGGCGGGCGCGGCCAGATGGGTATGTCGAGCGTTGGGCTTTTGTGGAGGCATCGGGTGCGCCTGCGAATTTAGTGGTTTCGCAGTTGGGCACGACGCGGATCAGTCATGTGCGGTCATTGATGACCGAGCAAAACTTTGAAGATCAGGAACTGAAGAGGAGTATTTTTGTCATGCCGGGTAACGGGTTTGTTCGACAGCAGGAAGAGCAGGATCAGGCGACTGATTGGCAGGCTGCTATTGGTGCGTTTGAGCGGGTCACGCAGGAGATCGGTGAGCTGACGCAGGAGATCGGTGAGCTGCGGTCTCAGGTAACGGAGCTTCAGGAGCGGCCCCAGCGCCAGCTTCCAGAGCCGGGTGAAGTGGGTCATCAGCGGGCGGCGGATATATCCGTGTACTCCAAGTGGGATGAGGCGTCGCTGTTTGGTCTGTCGATGCTGCATGAGATTTTCCATACGACGGGTCGGCATCATCGCGAGATGGATGAGAGTTTTATGCGGGCGCTGGTTCACAAAACCGAGCAAGCGTACAAGTGGCAGTTGGACGAGATTGAAGAGAAGGGCGAACTGCGCTCGATGCCGTGGATTGATGGGCCAGCGTATGGGGCGGTACATAAGCGCGTGCCGTACCTGCGTGCTGATGAGGCGATGGGTTCGACGCTGGCGAATCTGGGTGATGAGCTGGTGCCGACGATTCTCTCCAGTGTTTACTGGCGGGAGGTGTTTCTGGCGACCAAGGTGGTGCAGCAGTTCCCGATTGTGGATATGTCGAGCCAGCCCTGGAATTATCCAACGGTTGGAGCGGGTCCGGTGGTGCGGTTGGTGAGTGAGATTACTGATCAGACCAATTTTACGGTCAGTAATTCGATCATCCCAGCGAGTCAGGTTGCCACTGACAAGATTGTTTTTTCGGCGGGTAAGTTGGGCGCGCTGGTGCTGGGGTCTGAAGAGTTGTTTGAGGACTCGATCAACATCGATGTGCTGCGGCTGATCGTGGATAAGTTTCGCATTGCGATGGCTCAGTCGTGGGATGAGACTGTGATGTCGGGTGATGAAACAGCATCGGTTGCTAATATCTCGCACCTGGGGACTGATCCAACCGGGACGGTCTACGATAAATTCCTGGCGGTGGATGGGCTGCGTCATATGGCGATTGGGGCGGCGGACTCGGTGGCGCATACCACCATTTCAGCCGATTCGGGATTGACGCTGCAGAAGCTGATGGGCGCACGAGGTCGGCTGGGGATTGATCCGCGCCTGCTGGTGATGTTTGTCGACCCGGGTGTTTATTATCAGTTGGTGGCGCTGGATGCCTTTGAGTCATTGGCTGATTTGGGGCCGCAGGCGACTCTGCTGACCGGGATGGTGGGTCAGATCAAGGGTGTGCCAATTGTCGTGACTGACCAGTTGGAGAATACGAATGCTTCGGGTCAGATCGAAGACAGTCACGACTCTACAAAAGGGTCGTTCCTGGTGTGTAACAAGATGGGGATCATTATCGGCAAGCGTCGTGACATTAAGATTGATTCGATGGTTGCGCCCGGGGCGGATGGTCGCGCCGTTTGGGCAACCATGCGCTTTGATGTCCAGCAGATGGAAGCCGGGCATGTGGCGTATGGTTACAACACAACGGTTTGATCGATGACTTATCCAACGACAACTGACCTTAAAGCCTGGCTCAGTATTGATGGGAGTGGTGAAGATACTGAGCTAGGCAAGGTCGTGAATGGGGTGATTGGCTTTGTGGAACGGTATACCGGGCG